GTGTTGACGATCGGGCCGCCCTTGGCGGTCAGCGCGCCGGCCGCGTTGTAGAAGATGCCGTACAGACGGGTCGAGCCGCCGACGGCGCCGGTGAAGCTGCCGTTGCCGGGATCGCCAGACACGTCGGTGTTTTCCGAGATCGTCCAGGCGATCGACGCATTGGCTGCGCGGGTGACGAACACGCCGTCGATGATGTGCGCGAGCGTGCCGACGGCGACGTTCAGGTTGATGTTGGAGGCCGCGGCGGCCAGGGCCGGCGAGACCAGGTTGAAGTTGCCGCCTTGGCTCAGTTGAAGGTTGTCCATTGTGTTTCTCGGTTTGATGTGTGGTTGGTTGCGCTTAGCCCCCGGGCATCAGCCCGGGGCATCAGCTTTACAGCGCGGTGGCGGCCACTTCGTAGCGGACCATCCAGTTTTCATTGAGCCGGACGGCGTTCTTCCAGAATTGCGCGCCCACGTAGCCGAACTGGCCCAGCGGGTTGGCGTGGCTCTTGACCTTCGCCGGCAGGTACGTCGGGTCGATCGCGTCCATGCCCTTCAGCGCGACCTGGCCCCACGCCGACTTGGCGATGACCATGACCGGGTACACGTCCGAGGCGTTCGAGCCCGTGCAGGCGATGCCGGCAGCCAGCACCGTGCCGACCGTCGCGTTCGCGCCGCTCAGGAGGAACGGGCGGAAGTACGGCGAGGTGATGAAGCGGAACTGCTCCACCGCACCGATCTCGCGCTCGTGGACCACCTTCTGCGAGCCGTACCGAGCGACCGGCACGAAGCCGACCAGGCCGCGGACGTCCGCTTCCACGTCGGTGTGCAGGAACACCAGGTACGAGGCTTCGATCGCCCGCGTTTCGTAGTTCGGCGAGGCCGCGAGCTTCTCGTTGACGCGCTTGCCGTGGGCGTTCTCGATGACCCGGGCGCACTGGCGCAGACGGTTCAGGTTGATCACGGCGGTGATCGCCGTGCGGGCTGCGCCGTTGGCGAAGACCACGTTCGTGCCGCCGCGGACGACGCCGTAGCTGATCAGCTCCTCGATCGAGCCCATGTGCTCGCCGACAAGGGCGACCATGTCCTTCGGGATGTCGTCTTCGTACAGGCACTCGGCCTTGCTCGACAGCTTCATGAGCACGCCGAACTGCTGCAGCGTGACGCTGACGTCCTGGTACGAGATCGTGCGCGCGCCGGGGGTGACGCCTTCCTGGAGCAGGTAGTCGTTGATGGCCATGCCGGACGGGGCGCCCGTGGTGGCGCTCGCGTCGATCGGCAGCGCGCGGCGGAACACGACCGTGTCGGTCTTGTTCTGGGGCACAGGCTTGCTGTCGCCGAAGGTCGAGATGACCTTGATCGGCTCGGCGCGGGCGAGCATGTCGCGCTCGGCCTGGATGAGGTTCCGGGAGGGAACGGTGTTGTACTGTTGCATGGTTGTTCTCTGGTTTGCGGTGGCGCCGTCAGGGGGCCGTGGCCCTTGCCTTTTCGGCTTCGAGTTGGTCGAGGTGCGCCCAGTACTCGGCCTTGGTCATCTGGTCCACCGGCTTGCCGACGCGCGCACCTTGCGCGCCTCGACCGGTGGGGATGACCGCGGCCGCGTCGAGGCGGGTCTGGTCTTGCGTTTGCTGAGCGGCGGGCCGTTGACGGGCCACGCTCTCGAGGTCCAGGAGGCGAACAGCGTCTCGCGGGTCGTCAGACGCCGCGAGGAGTTGCACCTCCCGGGACTGGCTCGCCAGCCAGCCGTGGAATGCAGGAGCCTTGACTCGATCTTGCCAGCCTTCGTGCTTGCTCTCGACGAAGGAATCGCGCTTGAACTTCTCGAAGTCCTGGGCGGTGATCCCGGCTACTTGGTCTGCGGGCCTCGCGTTGGCGAGTTGTGCCTGCACACTTTGCAGCTTTTCGTCGAGGGCCGATTCGAGCGCTTCGGCGAACTGGGGGTAGTCCGCCTTCAGCTGGGCCATTTTCGATGCGTCCCCCTGGGCGGCCTTCAGGGCCGTCGCGGAGGGCGCGTCGCCGCCGGCGTGGGTCGTGGTCTTGGCCGCCTCGCGCATTTGCGTGAGTTCGCGGTTCAGTCCACCGATCCTGCCGTTGGCGTCGTCCAGCTTGCGCTGGAACATCGACTTCAGGCCCGTGATCTCGTCACGGACAATCTGCGGAACTCCCGCGTAAGGATCGGCGGTTGCAGCGGCTAGGGGGTCGACCGTGGCCGGGGCGGCGGTCTCTTCCTTTGCGGGGCTGGTCGCGGTTTCCGATGCGGCCGTGGCCGGCTCTTGGGGTGTCGATTGCGCGGGGATTCCCTTGCGATCGGCCTCGTCGAGTTCGGCCCAGATTCTTGCTTTCTCTTCTTGCTGGCTTTCGGTCGTCATGTCTCTCGTGGTCGTGATCGACGCTTACGCGTCGGGCTGCGGAAGCCAGCTCGCGCCGGGTTCTGCGGGTTCGCTCGCGGCGCGTTGCGGCGCGGCAAGCAGGTTCTTCACCTCGACGATCTGACCTCTGATCGTCGCGGTCTTGTCACTGGTCAACGTGAGGCCATCGTTCTGCTCGCGGAGTTCGGCGAGACGAGCGTCGAGCTGCTTCTTCAGCCGCCTCCACACGTCCGTACGAAAGTCTTCGCGTTGCAGCAAGCGCTGGCTCCAGGGTGACTATGGGCACAACACTACAGCATTGTGATTGTGTGGCGTCAAGAGAGCAGCGACCCCGCGCGCCGGATTGGGCTGTGCGCGCGCGGCACATCGGTCACCGGCGGGAAGACGCCGTTGTTGCCGGCGGCCACGAGAGTGAGCGCGCCGAGGGTCTGCGCGAGCGTGCCGGCGATGAGGACGTTGCCGGCCGCCACGAGCGCAAGCTCGCCGAGCGTTGTGGCAAGGCTGCCGCTCACCAGGACCGTGCCGTTCGCTGTCAGGCCGAGCGCGGCGAGCGTGCTCGAGCTGATGCCGACGATGTCGACCGCGCCAGCGCCGACGAGCGTGAGCGCGCCGAGGGTGACGGCCAGCGTGCCGGTGGCGTCGACGTCGCCCACCGTCCCCACGCCGGTGAGAGTGAGCGCGCCGAGGGTCTGCGCGAGCGTGCCGGCGATGAGGACGTTGCCGGCGCCGGTCAGTGTGAGGATGCCAAGGGTGGTGGCCGAGGTGCCGCTCACCAGGACCGTGACCTGCGACGTGAGCGTCAGCGCCCCGAGCGTGACCGCCAGGGTGCCGGTAATGCTCGCCGGCCCGGCCGCGACTAGCTCCTCGTCGAACCACCCTTCTGTGGCGGCATACGCGTCGAACCATCCGCTAGGCGCCGCGTACTCATCGAATGACCCAACGCGGGCCACTTCAACGCTCCATTACCGACAGTTCGCCGTTATAAAAGGTCGCCGTGGTGGCTGCGGCTGCGTTGCAATGCAGGATGCACGACCCGTTATAAAGCCTGATGCCCGGCGTGTTCGGAACCTTTTGCGCGGCCACGTTGGCAAGCGATGTCCCAATCATCGCCACGCGGCGGCAGATCATCAGGGAGATCGCGCCGGAAACCATCGTGGTATCGAGCGTTATTCCCTCAATGGATTTCACGCCCCTGTCGCCGGCAGCGAGGTTGAACCAAATAATCGTTCCGATCAGTGCGGTAGCCGGCAGTTGCGACCCTGCCAGCGCGGCCAGGGTCGCAGTGCGTGTGCCCGCACCGTCGCTATTCGTGTATTGCACGGTCATCGTGGAGTTGGCGGCCGCGTTGGCGACGGTGGTCGTAACTAACAGGGCGATCATGCAGCCCTCGCCGTCCGTAGAGCCGTTGATGTCGCGCGCCGGCAGCGTCGGGGTCGTAATGGCCTGCGCCGTCGTTGTCGTTACTACCAAAGCGGTATTGACCCAGAGGCAATCAAAAAACAAGTGTGAATGGTTGACTGAGCCAGCCATCTGCAACTCGGTCAAATAGTTCGCGCCCGTCGATGGGTTCGTGATCGGGATGCAACCGAAGTCAGCCGCCACGACGCCATCCGTCACGCGGCCATTGATGCCCGGCGTGCCCGGTGCCCACGCACCCGGAAACCCCGCATCTTTGGACGTGCAGTACCAGGCGCCCGTCACGTCGGCGGCGGTCCCGGTTTTCATGAATCCAATCGAACGCCCGTTGTACGCCCCCAGACCCGCGGGGGGGTACTCGCCTCCTGATCGGTCGCGGTGCCGCCAGCCGCCCTCTTCGTTGAACGTCATGTTCTCGCCGGGCAGCAGGATGAACGACATCAGATTGACGACGTTGGCGCCGTCGGTATGCACCACGCTGACGGTGCAATTCGTGCCCGCGCTGGTGTTGGCGACGTAGAGTCCCCGGATGTTGCGCTTCGCGGTGCCGGTCGGTGAGGCGACGACCGTGGTCGTGGTGGCCGTGGTAATCAGCGTATTGGTGCGCCCCGGCGTCACCGTCGTTCCATCGAGATCGGCGAACGAAGCGTGAACCTCGATTGTCGCTGTGGCGGCGCTGGTGATGACGCGGACAAGATCGCCGGTCGAGGTGAGTAGCAGCATGGCCTAAGAGTTCGGCTCGGTCATGTCGAACTGGGTGACCGTGACGGTCTGCCCGGCGGCGATGACGTTGTTGTTCAGGCTCAGATCGCCCGAGCCAAGGCCGACGGTGCCCTGCATCTTGCACACGGCGGCCGACGTCTTGATACGAAACGAGATGCCGGTGCCGGCGTTGGCGGCGGCGACCGTCCAGGAGCCAAGTAGCGACGAGAGGCCGGAGGCCTGGGCCACCCAGTCCGACGGCAGCGTTATGACCGCGAGCGAGCCCGCCGGGTCCGCGGCGGCACAGTTGGCCGGCACGGCGCCGCTGAAGATCGTGAGCGTCGGCGAGGTGCCGATGTCGGTCTCGATCGCGGCCGCACGGGCTGTGCGCGTGGAGACGGCGAGTTGCAGGGCCATATCAGGCTCCCACCGCGGCCTTGAGCGCGGCGATGCGCGCCTCGCACTCGGCCGTGATGGCGTCGGCCTTGGCGCGCGCCTCGAACGCCGCATCGCGGTCGCTGGACAGCTCCGAGAATCGGCGGACGTACTCCGCCTCCTGGCCGGCGCGCTCGGTCGCCAACATGGCGCGGTCGCCTTCGACCTGGCGCGCGGCCGCGGCGAGCTGGCGGTCGGACTGGTCGAGCTGAGTCTGGCGCGTGTCAATCGCGTCGCGCTCGGCCTTGAGCGCGACTCGAGCGGCGTCTGCCTCGATGCGGGCGCGATCTTGGGCGGCACCAGCGGCCTCGGCGCGCTCGCGCTCGTTGGCGAGCTGCGAGCGCTCGGCGGCCAGCTCGCGACCGAGCTGCTCGATCGTGGCGCGCGCGTCGTGCAGATCGACCTTTGCCGCGGCAACGCGGTCCAGTTCGGCCTTCAATTTGGCGGGGTCCTTGATCTCATTGACGGCCGCGAGCAGCCCGAGGAAGGACGACAGGTCGGCGAGCGCCGCCGGCGTGGAGGTGGACATCATCATTGTGATACTCCGATCAGGTCGAGGTGATCGCCGCGATGCGCGCGCCACGACTGACGCCGAAGAACTCGGTCGACCCGGCTGCGAGGCGCATCGTGGTGGCGGCGGCGGTCGGGCTCGCGCCGAACTGGACGCGGCACACCACGTCCGTATGAAGTCGGACGAAGGTCGTTGCGCTGTTGAACACGGCTGACTGAACGGAGCCGGCACCGATCGCGACCTGCTGGAACGCGATCGCCGGCTCTACGCCGGTCGGGATCGTCGTGCCCCTGTTGTCGAGTGCTTGCGCGCTGTATTCGGAGATGTCAAGTGGCATTTGGGTGCTCTCTGGTTGAGGTAATTATGGGCATTGTGATTCTGGTGGCACCTAGATGCCCTGGCCGGTGTTCACGCGCAGCGCGGCCTCCGCATTGAACAGCTCGCGCTTGTTGTCGATCTCCAGGTGCGCGATGCCCGCGTCCGCCTCGATCTGCGCCGCGGTCTTGCGCTCGTCGGAGCTGATGCTCAGCATCTTCATGTCGCGCAGGTTCTGCTCGTGGGTCTGGGCGATGACGAACTCACCCTGCTCGCGCCGCTGGTTGTAGTCGCGGTCGGCGGCCTTTTCCTGGCGCATTGCGGCGTCCTGGGCGACGTCGACCCGACGCTGCTCGGCGCGGTCCTTGATGTCAAGCTGCTTGGCCTGCATCGCCATCTCTGCGGCGGCGAGGCGAGGGTCTTGCGGCGGCGGCGCCGACAGGTTCTTCTTGATCTGGTCGTCGGTGGCCATGATCGTCTCGGGCTGAATCTTGAACGCCTTGAGCACGACCTTCAGCTCCTCCTTCGGGTCGAGGTAGGCCGCATAACGCGGGTTGCTCGTGACCGCGGCGAGGTTCAGCGTGGCCTGGTTCTGGATGTCCTTCTCGAGCAGCGCCGTCGAGCCGCGCGCGTCGACCTCCATGTCGCCCTTGATCTCGTTGTCGGGGTTGTTGGCCATGTTCCAGTCGTAGTAGCGACTGATGTGCGGGTTCGTGATGTCGTCGTCGTACAGCTTGACGCGCAGGCGCAGGACGGCCTGGGCGTTGTTGTTGAGCATGACCATGCCGCCGACGGTCTCGGGCGCGCTGCCCTGCTCGCCGCCGATGATCTGCGGCATGCTCGTCTCCATGTCGGCGTACTCCATCGCCTTCTCGGCGATCTGCAGCAGCTCACCCAGGTGCGACGGTATGTCGATGGCGGCCATCGCCTTGCGGGCGTCGTCGATCTTGTCGGGGCTCGCCGACCACAACTTGCCCGGTGTGATCTCACGCGAGCCATCGGTGGGGACGACGCCGTCGAGGAAGACGATCTGCGAGCCCACGGCGAATCGCGCGTTGTCCATGACCTGACGCCAGGCACTGTTGACCACGCGCTGCTGGTGCTCCAGCTCGTTGGGCAGCCCGTAGCCGTACGGTGAGTCGTCGGCCTGACGCCAGCACCACACATCAACCGGCAGCGACTTGTCCGCGATCCAGCTCTTCATCGCGCCGACGATCCTGTCGTTGATCATCATCACGACGGCGAAGTCGACCGACAGAGGGTCTCCCGTGTTCTGCGTCATCATGCGCATCTGGTCTGGCTCGACCTCGCCGTGGTAGGTCCACATCTCGTAGGCCTGCTCCTTGATGGCGTAGGTCTTGCGCACGCGCCCCTCGGCGGTACTGATGCGGCTCGGTTGCGTCTCGAGCACCCCCCGAAGCGCATCCTGGTCGAAGCCGAGAACGCCGTCGAGCGCGCGAATCTGCTTCCTCGTGACCATGCGCTTGTGCCAGAAGCCGGCTCCGTTCTGGTGGTCCTTGCCACACGCGGGGTCGAACCACACGTCCCAGGGGTCGGCGTGGATCGATGCCGGGACCGTCTTCTTGTTGAGCTTCAGCTCCGCAGGCGAGCCGGGCGTGGCGGCCGCCCAGGTCTTCGACGTCTGTTTCGCAGGGAACGGGCCCAGCAAGATGCCGGTGCCGAGCTTGACGCCATCGGTGATCACGCAGCGCTGCTCGGCGTTGTACTTGCACTCGGTCAGCTGGTCATCGATCGCCAGCTCCATGCGCTCGGCCTTCTTGCGCGCGTCGGCGACGAACTTCTGCGCCTCGGCGTCGGCGGTCATGCCCGTGGGCTGGCCCTGCACGCCGGCCGGGGTGGTGGCGCCGTGGACCGTCTGGCGCATGTCGCCGAGCATCCGGCTCACTGACTCCGCCACCGGGGTCATTTTGATGCCCCAGTTCTTGTCGTCGGTCGGCAGCAGGATTTCGCACATGCGAGCGATGGCCTGATCGGTCTTCGGCCGCACGATGTTGATGACGACGCGGCTGCGGTTGGCCATGGCGCGCTTCTGCTCGCGCGACTGTGGCCCGTTCTTCAGCGTGTCGACGAATAGGGTGTCGCTGTTCTCCTCGCCGTGGTACAGGGCGTTGGCCCGGCGCCACCTCTCCTCGACGCCGGTGCTCGCGCGGTGGCGAACCCATTCGTCGCGCTGCGCGACAACGCTGATGCGCACGCTGTCCATCTCCTCCTTCAGGCGGCGCTTCAGCTCGGTCTTCGAGATGCTCTCGGAGCCGACCTCGAACACGGCGTCGTCGTCGTGCTTGTCCAGTTCGATCATGTCCATGCGTGTGTCCTAGTAGCCCGTGGCTGCGTCGAGCACTTGCCAGGCGGCCGTTGTCGGTTCTTGCGTGCGGCGGTCCTTCGGCGGGTAGGCGAAGGTCAGGCAAATGGAGTCGAAGCGGTCGGGGCTCTTCATGCCGCGCGCCTTCATGTCGTCCTTGCTCTCGATGAGCAGCTCGCCGCCCTTGTAGCCGTACTGCAGGGCGGTCATGTCGGTGGTAAGTTCAGGATCATTGGGTAGCGAGGCGTGCTTGACCCACTCCTTCAGGTCTCGCGCCATGCGCGCCCGAAGGTTGTAGTTCTGGCCGTCGTCCAGGCGCAGCGCGCTGTTGACGTCAACCACGATGTCCTTGAAGTCGTCGATGCGCCGGAGCACGTCTGCGACGCCTGCGCCGATGCCGATGGTGTCGACGGCGATCTGGTCCACCCGGTCGGGCCACGCGCGTACGGCGTCGGCGGTCCGGCCGGCCACGTCGACCACATCGGCCTTGCCGAAGATGATCTGCGGGAACACGACGCGGCCCTGGCGGAACGTGATCACCGTCTTGTCGCCACCGAAGCGGGCGGAGTCGACGCCGACCAGGACCGGTCCGATGGCCTGCACGTCAGCCGGGCCGCGCATCTGCGCGACCGTGACCGCCGCGCCGGAGATGTAGCTGTTGCCCACCGAGGCGCTGTAGTCGCGGTTGACCTCCTGCGCGAGCACAACCTCGTCCAGCTCCTCGACCTGCTTCTGATACCAGTCCTTGCCCTTGCGGGGGTCGTCCTTCCAGTCGAAGACGAAGACCTTGGTGCGCCCGCTGTGGCGCATCCGGTAGAACTGGTTGCCGGCGCCGTTGGGCGTCGAGACGTGCTGCTTGCAGTTCGACGTCTGCGAGAGCGCGGCGATCACGCTGTCCGCGTGCTCCAGGTAGGCCGACTCGTCGATGAAGTAGATCGAGGTGCGCGCCCCGCGGCCGATGTTGTCGCCGGCCTCGCCGATGATCGAGCTGCCGTTCTCGACGTTGAGCACGCGCATGAACGGCGCGTGATCCTTGGAGTTCCACCTCTCCGGCTGGAACTCGTCGGGCAGCAGGTCGATGAACGATCGGACCTTCCAGAAGAGCGACTTCGGATCGCCCAGCTTGTCGACGTACTCCTCCTTGCGCGAGCCGACGCCGACGACGACCCCGGGCCAGAAGAGGAACATCCACACGGCGAAGCCGACGCACAGCCAGCTCACGCCCATGTCGCGGCTCTTCTCGGTCAGGCCGTCCTCGCGCTTGCGCCAGCGCTCGAACAGCCAGCCGACGTACTCGCGCTGCCTGGGGAACAGCAGGAACGGGACGACGGTGGGCTTGTCGATTTCCGCGTTGCGCGGGTCGTACGTCATGCCCCAGTCGTTGATGAAATCTGCCGGATGCTGCTTGTAGTGCGCCTTGAGCGCGGCAAGGTCGTAGCCCGGCGCTCGGATGCGCTCGAGCCGCGCCATGCGCTCGGCAAAGACGGGCGCGTGGTCGGGCTCTTTCCAGTCGAATGTCATCCCCTGCACATCCGCTTGTAGGCCTCAGCCGGGTCGAGCTGCACCGTGGTGATCGGGCCGCCCTCGGCGCCCGTGTGCTCGACCCTGGTGGCCTTCGGCCCGTACTCGTTCGGCGCGAGGATGGCGGCGACCTTTAGCTTGGCCTCGACGCCGTCCTTGCCGCCCATCACGGCGGCCCAGGAGCCGGCGCCGTCAACCAGCGAGTGGGCTCGCTCCTCTCGCGCAGCCAGCCACACCTTGTGCAGGCTGTCGTCCCTCATGAAGACGGCTCGAAGCTGCAGGCCGGAGAGCTGCGGCTCCAGGCCG